TGCAGTTAACCCCAGAGCAAGTACAGTCAATTAACGTTTTATTATCAGCAGTACAAGTAGCGCAACGTCGTGGCGCGTTTTCTTTGCAAGACGCATCAACATTACAAGAAGCAATTGATAGACTTGTGCCACGTGAGGAGCAAGAGAGACAAGCAGCTGCTGCACAGGCTGATGATGCGAGTGGTGACGAGGCTGAAGCAGTAAGTTTGCCTGAGTCTGACGAGGTTGTTGATACAGAACCTGCTGGTGATTCTGAGTAATATTAACTTATTACGTATTTTTAACGTTAAATAAATTAAGGTGCACGTAAAAAATGCACCTTTTTAGTAATATATAACATTAGGCCCGATGCGAACATAACAGCTGACCCCGCCAGTGCATCGGAATCATGCGGACAAGTTTATCCGAAAAGGAGGAAGTTATGGCAGAAGAAGAAAAGAAAGTGTCTTCTAAAAGAGATAAGAAGACTGCTGTCAAAAAAGAAAAACCCGCAGAAGCTAAGCAAGAAGTTAAGCAAGAGCTGAAAGCGACTGTCAAAAAAGTAGAAGCTAAAAAAGAAATCGTGGTTGGTTCAATAGTTTCTTACAAAGATAGGAAATTTGAAGTACTATCAATTAGTAATAACTTCGCTGATTTAAGCCTAGTTGATAAACCACACAAGCTATTTAGTTTAAGTTTAAGAAAATTAACATTGGTAAAATAAAAAAATAAACAGGAGAAATAAAAATGCCAAATCTAAAATATTCAGGCTCAAAAGGCGTAGTACAATCTACAGGCACAGGTCAATTTCATGTTAGCGGTGTTGGAGTTGCTCATGACGTAGAAACATATGCAGTTGCCGGAGCTAAAACCGCAACTTCATTTGGTGTGACATTAGTATCAAATATAACTGGTGCGTCAGTATTGACAATTCCTAATCCAACAACTGTAGAAGGTGCTGCAGGCCAACAAAAGCTAGTCGTTATAACTGGTGCTGCCGGTGTAGGTGCACTTACAGTCAAAAATGCAGCAGCAGCAGACGTAGTAGGCGATGATTTAACTGCAGCTAATGATTATGCTCTATTAGTATGGACTGGCACAACATGGGCATGTGCTGCTGAAGTTTCAACTTAAGAAGGAGAATTAATTAAATGGCTATTCACGCAAAATATACAACAAGCAAAGGTCTTGTTGATACAAATAAAGAAGACACTACCCCAGAGTTTCATATCCAAGGTATTGGTTTGTCAGCTGACTTAGAAACAGTTAAGGCAGGAGAGTTTGCAATTACTTGTGTAGCTGCTGTTGGAGGTAATTTGCAAGGATTATCTTTTTCTCTAGACACAGGAAATAGCAGCGTAAAGAAATTTGTAATGCAAGCAGGTGGTGCAGATGTATCAGGAGATGCAACAAATGTAAATGTTGGAGGAGCAGATGTTGTTATAAACGATGTAGCTACAGCTGTTGCAGCTGCTATTAATGGATTAGCAGATTTTGCTGCTGCTTCAAATGCTGCTGTTGTAACAGTTAAGAATGCAAAGGTAGGATTGACAGATCAACTTTCTTTAGGTGCAGAAACATCTGGATTTACGTTTGTAATTACCTCAGAAGGTGCTGGATCTCAAGGTGGTGTATTAAACACTACAGGCGTTAGTATTGTTGGTCACAATCATGGAGGTGCAGCTGCAATGAGCTTAGCTGATTTAACTCAAAATCAAGCTGGTACAATTAAGTTAATTAAGCAAGTACACGGAGGAACTGGTAGCTTTGATGTTACAATTTTAAAGCATGCAACTTCATCTCCAGAAGTAAAAAGATTTGATGCTAATAATGAACAATTATCTTTGATCTGGTTAGGAGATAAATGGTCAGATGTTAAAGGTAAGACCGGCACGAATAAAAATACAGCAACAGCACCTTAATATTTAATATTATTTAAATGTTGCTGCAGACAAAACCTCTTTTATAGAGGTTTTTTAGTATTTGCTGTTTGAAATCGTATTCTTTAGTAAAGACTTTTATAATTAGATATGTATATAAAAGATTATAGGGGTTTTATATGGCTTCATTTAGTAGTACAACACAGCCAACACCATTTGGTGTATATGATAGTGATCTGCACTTTATAGAAGAAGCAGATAGTATTGTATTATATGTTAAAAGACGTTTAGGAGATGACGTATTATCAGTAGAGTTAACAAGTAAACAGATATGGGCAAACTTTGAAGAATCAACATTAGAATTCTCAAAGCAGATTAACGCTCATCAAGCTGAAGTTTATATGTCAAACTTGATGGGTCTGTCAACAGGACAAGTTAATACATTTAAAAAAAATGCAAGTGGTGACTACTATTTCATAGACACAGACGCAAGTCAAACAAGCGATAATATAACTCAAGCACAAAAAGATGCACAACCGTTAACAATACAAGATATTGCTGATCCAAGATTTAACTTGCATAATACAAAAGGTCAATATCATCAAGGCGCAATTGAAGCCAAAGCAGGTAACGTCACAGCTACTCCAATATTAGACAAACAATTGGGTCCACACGGTCAAGAACAGAGATTTCCTAGGGAAACACACGAATATCTTATAAGACGTGCAGAACCATATGCGTCAGAAGCTTTTGTTGGCGGCGTTTCAAACTCTGTACGTGGTTATATAGAGTTAAAGTCTGGTATACAAGATTACAATATCTATACAGACTTAATAGTTCCACATAAAGTAGGAGATGTAACAAAAGAATTGTCTCTAACTGCATATGACCCAGCGTCTTCAGCAGAGCAATTAACTATATTCAATCCTGAGTATAAGAAAGACGTTTTACCAACAGCTACAACAGCAAAAATAAAAGTTAATGAAATATTTCACTTTTCGCCGCAGGCTGCATATAGATTTTTTGATACTACATCAGCTGTTAACTATTTAAATAATCAATTTGCTTTTGAATCGTTTACACCAGAAACTGTTTTTTACGTTCTGCCCGTTTTTGAAGACTTACTTCGCGCAGGCCAGCTAGATATATCAAATAGAGTTAGAAGAAGTAACTATAGTTATAGATTACAAGGACAAGACTTGAGAATATTTCCAAGGCCATCTCAAGACAACCCGCAGAATTTGTTTGTAAAGTTTTCTTTTCCTGCTGATCCTTTTAAACCTAACTTACCATACGATGACGAATCGATAGACGGCGTTTCAAATATATCTAATATTCCCTTTGGAAATATTAAATTTAGTGAAATAAATCAAATGTCTAGACATTGGATAAGACAATACACATTGGCATTATGTAAAGAAACATTAGGACTTACAAGATCAAAGTTTAGCTCAGTACCTATTCCAGGCAGTGATGTTCAAATGAATGGCAGCGAGTTAATAAGTCAAGGAAGAGAAGACAGACAGCGATTAGGAGAATCGTTGGCTGAAACGTTGGATAAGTTAACTTATCAAAAGCTTTTAGAAGGAGATGCAGCTCAATCCGAGTCAATGTCTCAAATTTTAAAAAGAATCCCTGTTCCTAATGGAAGAGCAATTATAATAGGATAAAAATCATGGCAAGATTATTTGTGGGTCAAAGAGAAGTTGATTTCTTTTCAGATATTGCTAAAGAAATAATAAAAGATGTTGCAGGACAAAAAATATATTATTATACTGTAAGAGAAGATCTTTCTAATGTGCACAGTGTGTATGAAGAATCAATGCAGAAAATATTTAATCCACCTATTGAACTTGAATGTTTGGTTGAATGGCAACCTTCTGAAGTTAAGACAAATCAATTTGGACATGAACAAATAAAAACAATCTCAGTATTTTTACATGATAGAGACTTAATTGATAGAGACTTAAACATTAGACAGGGTGACTATATATCTTATGGCGAATTCTTCTTTGAGATTACATCTTTGATTTACGATAAAATTGCTTATGGTCAAGTTGAGAGAGTTGTTTCGTTAAAGTTAAATGCTAAGCAAACAAGAATAGAACACATATTAAAGAAAGCAATTGGACCTACATATGAAGGGTATACAGATGATGATGCTATGCAAAATACTTTTGAGCAGCAAAGAGGAACAACTGATCACGACACACGCCAGTTACAAAAGGACAATGTTTTAGAAAAACCAATTTCTGGTCCGAGCAAAGTTTCGCCAGATGATAGTGTTAAAAGTATAAACGGCGTAGGCTCTTCTTTTTATGGAGATAAATAATGTCAACTAGATACGATCAAACTAAAGAAGAAAAAAATAAAATAATTTCTGGATACGAAGAATCGCAGAGATCGTATGATTATGTTATTCCTTCTTGCGGGCTAGAAGACTTAGACGTTGCTATCTTTGATTTATTTAATGAACAGCTACCTCTTTACCATGAGCTTAAAGGCGAAAAGCTGCGTGTACCTGTTATATTTGCAACAGGTGAAAGATTTGCAATTCTAAGACGCAAAAAGCCCATAACAGACAATACAGGCGCACTTATTCTACCTTTAGTTTCAATAACAAGAGGCACTATTGATAATACACCACAAAAAGGAATGGCAAATAACGAGATGTTTCCTGAAGTCATTGCAAGGCGTATTGCAGATAACAACGTAGAATGGCGCCAGCAAAAAAACTTCGAAGGTTTTAACAGTATTAAACATACGACAAAAAGTCAAAACAGGCAGCATTCTCTTAAACCTCAACTTGACAATATATACGAAACTTTAGAAATACCTCCAGTCAAATATTTTGGTTGCACTTACGAAATAACTATATGGTCTTCTTTTACGCAACAGATGAATAAACTATTGACAGCAATAATGAGTTCATATACTATAAATCCAGGCAGACAACTAAGAATAGAAAGTCGTAAAGGGTATTGGTTTCCAGCATTCGTAGATAGCTCTTTTAGCCAAGATACAAGCTATAGCGACTTTACAGATGCTGAAAGGTATATTAAACATACACTAACAATTAATGCAACCGGATACATTCTTGCACCAAACATTGAAGGTGGTAAAGTTGGTCTTAAATCTATAGTGAGCGCTCCCAAAATAAGTTTTGATGTATTAACTTCTAATCACATACAGAATAATCAAGAAGTAGGTGTTAGAAGCAATGATCCAAATGCAAAAATATTTGATGATACAAAGTCAGAAAATGACCATCATATAGGACAACAATCTGGGATCCCTGCAATTCGTTCTTTAACAGCAATGCAAGATAATATAGATAATATACCAACAGTACATAATAAAACTGATTCTAGCGAAGATGCTATAGGAAATAGAAACTCAGAAAACAAAACTAACAAAAAGATTTTCATTACAGATAAAAAAGGAAATAAAATCCCAGTTGTTGCGCAAAACCAAAACCTAGGGGAAACTGTGTATGATCAAAAGTACGCTCAATTTATTTTTAATGTCTCAAATAACGATAAATAGATATTGTATTGCATAATTATATTATGAAAATAAATTAAGTATTAGGAGAAATAGCATGGCAGAGCAGACATTCAAGTCTCCAGGATTTTTCGAACGAGAAATAGAAGTAATCAGTAGACCATTATTTAGAAATAATGCAACACCCGCTGGTCTTATCGGCCCTTCTCAAAGAGGACCTGCATTCGTACCAACAACAGTAACTTCTAGAGAAGAGTACATTCGAATTTTTGGAGCTCCTGACCGCAATAGATTAAGTGGTCATGCAATGGCAGAATTTTTTAGAAATAACGGCAAAGCACTCACGTTTTGCAGAACATTAGGCAGCGGCTACAGGTCAGGAGCGGGTATAGAAAATGCAGGTTTCAAAATGGTTCCAAAATCTTCATCAGATTTTAGCGGATCACCCTTTTTAATCACAGCAGTTCATGCAGTAAATAAAGTAGAACATATCGGACTTGGTATTCTAAATGACAATAATTCACATTCAACAAACGCAGGAGATGATCTTGGCGACGCAATGGACGAGGGTGGTGTAGAATTAATACGAGCGATGATTTTTACTCATAAAGATTATAAACTACAGATTTCACCTGTAGTTACTACTCTTGATTTTTCTAACCCATATGCTGCAGCAGCTTCTGGGCTTTTCAACCTAAGATTTACAGATGGAACCAATCACACCGATTCAGTACAGATTTCACTAGATCCAGATAGCGACAAATATATTCAAAAAGTGTTAAATACAGATGCATTTTCTTTTGAAGACAAAAAGCATTTGTTGTATGCACATTTTCCTATAGACACTCAGGTAGCAGAAGTTGTATCAGGAAACGTTGGTATTCATAGTGGCCTAAACGAGGCAAAAGCTAAGAGTTACGGTAATTTTAGTAGTAAATTCACTACGCCGCAAACAACAAAGTTTATTTCGCAGCCTTTTGGTAAAAAAGAATATGACTTATTTCATTTTGAATCCTTAGATGATGGTGCTTATTCTAGCGATAAATACAAGATATCAATTAAAAATATGCTTGCTAGCACTGATCCCACAAATAAATTTGGTACATTTAGTGTTGTAGTTAGAGATTTAAGAGACACCGATGATGCACAGATTATTTATGAAACATTTAATAATTGTTCTCTGGACCCAGATTCAAAAAACTTTATTGCCAATGTAATAGGTGATGAAAAGATTTTCTTTAATTTTGACGCAGCTGATGAAGACGAAAGAAGACTTGTAAGAGAAGGATCGTTTTCTAATAGATCGACTCGTATACGAATTGTAATGAGTGATGATGTATTAAATCGTGAGTTACCAGAAACAGCACTTCCTTTTGGGTTTAGAGGCTTGCCTTCAATTATTTCCAACACAGCTGCTAAAGATTTTGGAGGAGGCGGCACAACATTTATATCAACGCTAGGTAATAACCTCAGTTTAAATCTCTCAGTTTTGCCACCGTTGCCGTATAGATTTAAAGTAACAGTTGGTGATATAAGAACTGGCGGCTCGTCATACAACCAGACATTCTTGGGTGACGCTTCTTCTTCTGAAAGTGTTAATTTTAACTTTCACTGGGGATTGATGTCAACAAGAGTTAAAGATATAAATAACGCAAATAAAGGAAAAGAGTTTAATCAGCTTTTATCAAACTATACAAAGTTTTTCGGCGTAGACACAGATGTTATAACGTCAGGTGCACTTTCAGATTCACATAATAATAACAAGTTTACTCTTGCTAAAGTAGCGTTAAGCGGGAGCGAATTAAGCAGTATTTCAGGAAACGTGAATGATGTGTTTAAAAACGCTGTTTACGTTAGAAATGCAGATGTAAGTGATGAAAATATTTACGATGCTACAGAAAATCTGATTATAATGGCGGGATCTTCTGATGATATTGATGAAGTTAGTGCCAAAAGAGTGACTTTGGCAAAGCTTTTGAGTGAAGACGTTGTTAAGTTTAATAAATACTCATTAATGTCGAAATTCACAGCTTCTATGTATGGCGGCTTCGATGGATTGAATATATTTGATCGTGATTCTTTTTATATGACAGACAAATCTGCTTCAACAGAAACTGACGGAAAAGCCGGAGATGGTGGATTTACAAGCGGTCTTTCTGGAACTGATAGCTCGTCGGGTATTATGCAAGGAACTGAAGACCAGAACAACATTGTTGTATCTTTTAAAAATGCTGTCCGTGTTATGACGGATGAATTAGTTGTAAATCATAATATACTTGCGATTCCTGGAATTAGAGACCCATTCATTACAGACTTTGTAAAAGATCGAGTAGAAGAATATGGAAGTGCTTTGTATCTAATGGACATACAGCAATATGATTCAAGTAGCGTAAGAGTTTTTGTTGACTCTCGAGGTGTAGAGACAGGACGTCCTGATGTTGATGAAACATCTTCTACATTTAATTTGAGAGAAGTTAATTCTTCATATACAGCATCATATTTCCCAGATGTAAAAGTACTTGATAGTGGAGATGATGATGAAGCAGCTATAAATAGCCGAAGAGTTATTAAAGTTCCACCTTCAGTAATCGCATTAGGCGCGTTAGCCAAAACAGACAATGAATCACATCCTTGGTTTGCACCTGCAGGATTTAGTAGAGGTGCGTTGGAATCAATCACATCAATTGATGTAAGATTGAATGCAGCTGATCGTGATACTCTTTATGAAGCAAAGATTAATCCTATCGCAAACTTTCCTAATAAACAATTTGTCATATTCGGACAGAAAACTTCACAATTAGCAAGAACAGCATTAGATCGTGTTAACGTAAGAAGACTCGTTTTAGAAGTTAAAAGAAGAATAGGCTTAATAGCTCAAAGTTTATTGTTTGAGCAAAATAATAGTAAAACTCATCAAAACTTTGTTGATAGCGCAACAAGTCAACTAGCAAGTATTCAAATTAATCAAGGTATTGAAGACTTTAGAGTTGTTATGGATGGGACGAATAATACGTCTGAAGACGTTGACAATAACAGACTTAACGGTAAAATTATTATCGTTCCAACAAGAGCAGTTGAATTTATTGCAATAGATTTTGTAATTACAAATTCAGGTGTTGAATTCCCTTAATATATAGATATAAGAATAAACACTAGGAGAATATAGATATGGCTGGACAAGGCTCAGCAAGAGTAACTCTTAAAGAAATAGATTTATCGCAAGTAAGAGACCCAGAGCAATCACCGTTAGGCGTTCCAGCTGCTGTTGTCGGTCCTTCTAAGCGAGGACCTGCATTTGTCCCTAAAACATTTGCAACAATCCAGCAGTTTAACGAAACTTTTGGCAATATGCTAGAGGTTAACAAAACAAGCAATTCAAATTTATTTGGACCGCTTGCTCTAAACGAATGGATGAAAAACTCAGAATCAGGCACGTTTATGCGTGTTCTAGGTGTAGGCAATGGTCTAAAAGCAACACTAAATAAAGTAACAGACGCAGGTTTTAAATTAGGTAAACATATTTCTCACGACGACAACGGTGATTTAAGAAATAATCCTAATATTTACAACACTAAAAAGCACACGGCGCTAACAGATCCGACATCTGAAGGTCTTCTAAAAGCGTCAAGAACGTATATGCTTGGCGCAAATATGTCTGATGCTGTAAATACTCGATACTTAACAGACGCAGGATCGCAAGTAGAAGATACTGCAGCGTCAAAAGCAATTACATTTGGTATAACAGCAAATAACGACGTTATAACAATATTTTTACCAAAACAATTGGTTAATGATAAAGCAACGACTCCAGTTACAAAAGATGTAACCTTGACAATTAAGTTTGTAACAAAAGGTGCCGGCGGGTCTGAAGGTGCGAATCTAACAGCGTTTACAGATGTTAGTGGTAGACAAACAGCAGACATTACTGATGATACAATAGAAATGATTGCAGATAGTGCTGCTGCTATAGGCGCAAATATTGCTACATTACTTGGTCAAGATATTAGTGTAGGTGATTCTTCACACGACTATGACGGCGGCACTGACGATGACGACGTATTTAGATTTAACAAGTTAAGTATAAATCTTTCTGAACACTTTACGGTTGCAGGAAATGCTGAAGTTAGAACGATAACTTTAAAGTCGAGCAAAAAAGAAGGGGACGAAGCCCAATTTGTCCAGACAACACCTGCTAACGCTACAAACGTACTAACGAAAAATTCTGTTTTGCTAGAAGGTGCATCTAAAAAAGTTCCTGTTGTCCGTGGCGTTTTGATGACACCACAAGGTGTAGTACCTTCGTTGCAAATAACAGATGTTCAAGGTAATTATACTGTATTTGATACTACAAATGCAACCACAGAAGGAGCAGTTGCTAATGCCGACAGCTTATTAAATTTTGGTGATGATTCTGAATCGGGTGATAAGAATCTAAACGGCTATCAGGTTGGTCAGTTAACAAGCAATGAAGCATTCGTATTAATTTTAAATGGTTTCAAAAGTTCAGTTGAGCCTACATCTCTTGTATGTTCTTTTAATCCAGAAAACTCAAATTATTTTGCTAATGTTTTAAACACAGACCCAACTAAAATAGAAGAAAAAGGTCATTATTTATACGCATTCTGGGACATTGATGCAACAACAGCAGTAGCTGGTGATACATCTTCAACGGGCGCCAACACTTATCTTAATGCATTTTGTTTACCTACAACATCATTATCAGGTACTCCTGATTTCGATTCTTTTGAGTCAAGATTCAGACACGCTGAATCACCTTGGATAACATCACAGTTGTTTGGAAAAGGTAACACAGTTAATAGAGGTACAACGCTTTCTGGTAGCGGTGCGTATAAGTTATTTAGACTACATTCTCTAGATGCAGGTGTAGCAGGTAATACAAGGTTTAGAGTTTTAGTATCTAATGTAAGAAGTTCAGGTACAAGCAAGTATGGTTCTTTTGATCTTTCGCTAGAGTCTTTTGATTCAGATCCTATTAAGGGAAACATTTTAGTTTCTTGGAAGAACATTAATTTAGATCCAGATAGTAGAAATTATATTGCTAGAATTATTGGTGATAAGCACGTATTCTATAATTTTGACAAAGACTTAGACAAGCAAAGGTTGGAAGAGACAGGCGATTTTGAAATAAGAAATAGTTATGTTAGAGTTGAAGTTCACGATCTTGTTAAACAAGGTGATGTTCCAGTTAACTCTTTGCCTGTTAGCGCTGGTGGTCTTAAATCGCTAAATACTAAATGGTCGTCTGGCTCTAAGATTTTCAAGGAAAGCGGCGATGATGGCGCTGGTGCTAATAAGTTGCTAGTAGATGACTTTTTTGATAATCTTGTAGTTTCACCTTTGCATTTTGTAAAGTCAGTAGCGCGTAAATCTGGATCATCATTTGTTGCTGATTCAAGTTTACCTTGGGGTGTTAAATTTGCAAAGAAAAGACATAGTGACGATTCTAACAAAGAGTTAAGCCAGCTTGTTCTTAACAAGAGTGTTAAGTCTTGGACAAATTACTTTCCAGACTTAGGTGATGTAAAGGCTATACTTGAAGGTGATGAAGCTGATTCTTTCCAAAACGGTTATTTTTCTTTAGAGAAGATTGCTGTTAAGGTAGTTTCTAATGCAGTTGATTGGTCGACAGCACAGTATTGTAGAGATGGTGTATTGCCTGCTGGTCATACACGTTTCTTAGACACAGCTACTGATGCAACTGGACAAAATATCCAATACTTTAAGTTTAGAACAATTATGCAAGGAGGCTTTGATGGCGTTAATATTTTCAATAAAGAAAAAGCTGAGTTAACATCAATTGCTGCGCATCGTGAAGCCAATGATGAAACATCAACAGTTACAGGTGTGGCATCATTTACGGGACCAACTATTGCTGCTTACAAAAGAGCAATCGATGTATTGGCAGACAAAAGTGCAACAGAATTCCAGCTGTTAGCAATACCTGGAATTAGAGAACCACTAGTAACAGACTATGCAGTAACAGCTTGCGAAACAAGATTTGATGCAATGTTTATAATGGATATTGAAGAATCAAGTGATGGAGGAAGTACATCAGTAATCATAGATTCATCAACTAAAGCACACGTTAGAAATACTATAGCAAGATTTTCAAGTCGTAGTCTTGATACATCATTTGCAGCTGCATATTTCCCAGATATTATTATGAGAAGACCATCAAATAGCGCACCGCTTAGAGTGCCGCCATCTGTTGGTATGTTAGGTGTTATGAGTCAAAATGATAGTTTAGCTGATCCTTGGTTTGCGCCTGCAGGTTTGAATAGAGGAAGGATTGGTGCAATTAAATCACAAGTCCAAATGAACAGAACACTGCTTAATGAGTTATACGACGCTGACATTAATCCTATTTACGAGCCTGCTGGTAGAAGTGGTGAGGTTTACGCATTTGGACAAAAAACTTTATTGCAAGACCAGTCAGCTTTAGACAGAATTAATGTTCGTAGACTATTGATTAATGTTAGGCGTAGAGTTAAAAACATTGCGCAAACATTGTTATTTGAGCCCAATAGAACTTCAACTTTGGCAAAGTTTAGTGCTTTAGTAGAGCCGATAATGTCTGAAGTTCAAGCAAGACAGGGTGTTGATAGATATAAGGTGCAAATTGATACTACAACTACAACACAAAATGACGTTGAAAACAATACAATTAGAGGAAAGATATATTTACAGCCGACTAAGTCAGTAGAATTTATTTCACTTGATTTTGTTGTAACTAATTCAATTGATTAATATATAGATATATAAAGAATTTTAGGAGAATATAAAATGGCAG